ACATTTGTAATAATCAAATACTTCTAATTTTTCTGAAATAATTTCTATCTTTACACGGGTAGTTTTCATAATATATTCCATATGTTTTTCTATGATATTTATAAACTTATTTTTACCAAAAATTAGCCGTAGATTATCATACACATGAAATCCTCCATATTTTCTGAGTCTTTGAAACATAGTAGCAATATTCTTAGCAATAAACAGTTCCATAGTATTTTCATCAATTTGAACATTTAGTTTAATTTTAAGTTTGTTATAAATATCTTGATAGGTTTTATAACCTTCTTCTAAATCATCAGGTAATACTTGATGAACATTAACAAGGTCACTTCCAATAAGTATATCTTTTTCATCTGGAGATTTAAATAATAGTAATCCTCCATTATAAATAGATTCAAGTGCTTCTTGTGATTGACTAGACATAAATACTTCAAAATCTTTGTTTCTAGTTTTAAAAAGACGTCCAGCATTTTTATAATTAATCATATATTTATAGTTATATGTTGGTGCTTCCCAATTTAGCCAACTAATATTTTCAATAATATTTCCTTCAGTAAGAATATAATTTTCTACTTTCTTAAGAAGTTCTAATTTAGAATCTTCTCCATAAATCATAATCTGTTTAAGTGGTTTTTTAACTTGAAGTGTGTTAGTATCGCGAATATATCTAACCATATCAATAACATTTAACATAGAATCAATCATTTTAATATCATCGTCGTTATCATCATATCGGGTCAGTTTAACATCTTTAATATTGAGCAAATGAACTGATTCAATTGTTTTATTTCCAATAGTTTGATATATATTTTCACACATAAATGGAAGGATTGGACTCAAATAAACAGCTAGAATATTTAATACTTTTTTAAGGGTACTAAGTGCTTTTTGACACTTGAGACCATCAATGTCATCTTCATCTTTACCCTTAAGAATATCACGATTAAGACGAATATAGTTGTTATTAAGATTATTAATATATTTCACTAACATATTATTGATAGGATTAATTTTATATTCATTAAGAGTTTTTGTATATTGAGTAATAAAATCAGAAGTTACTTTGAGAATCCATTTATCAAAAGGACGGTCTGAATCAATTTCAATAAATTTTTTAGTTTTAGAAAAGAGCGTATAATATTCCTGAAAGAAAGCCAAACTATTGCTTAGAGGAATAGTGATTCTCTGAGGAATTTCTTTCATATCTTCATTTTTAAAACGTAGTTCATCGCCCATTGAGGCGGGACTCATTGTGAGATAATACCGAAGAGCATCAGCACCATATTGATTTACAACATTCATTGGGTCTGGATAATTCTTTAGTCGTTTGCTCATTTTTTTACCATCAGATGCCAAAACAAGACCATTAACAATTACATTCTTAAAAGGTGATTGATTTTCAAGAATAGTTCCAATGACAAGTAGAGTATAAAACCATCCACGAGTTTGGTCAAGTCCTTCAGCAATAAAGTTAGCAGGATATCCAACATTTGGACTTGCAAATGGAACAGAACCTGATTCAAACCAACAATCAAGTACAGTTTCATCACGTTTATAAGTTTTACTATCTTTGGTAAAGACAAGGTGGTCAATATTATGACGGTGTAGGTCATTTACTTTTTGTCCAACAAGTTCTTCAAGATGTTCTTTAGACTTAATAACAATAACATCACCATCATTAGAGCGCCAAATAGGAATAGGTGTACCCCAATAACGATTTCTGGAAATACACCAATCACGAGTACCTTCAAGCCAGTTATTAAAACGAGTTCGTCCAACGTGTTCAGGAATCCAGTTAATCCCCTTATTAATTTCAACCATGCGTTCTTTAATAGATTCTACTTTAAGAAACCAACATTTAACCGCTTTATAAATAAGAGGTGTATCAGAACGCCAACAAAAAGGATACGAATGATCATAATCAAAGATAACAAAAGATAGATTTGTTTTTTGCAAATCTTTGAGTACAATCTTTGTCATTTCTTTGATAGGTAAGTTATTAAAAATACCACAATTTACACCTATTCCATTATCATTAATATGCATGTAAAGAGAATTTAGTTCTTTGGTAATAAGTTTATTTTCAAAAGAAACACGATAATCATCCTCACCAAAAGCAGGAGCAATATGAACAATACCCGTACCTGAATCATCAGTAACAAAATCATCAGCAACTACTTTATAATCAACCTGAGAGAAAGTATAAGGTGGTGTATATGATGTACCAATCAAATGTGAACCAAGTACTTCTTTAAAAATAATTAAGTCATTAAGTTTTAGTTTTTGTTTGAGAAAATCAATTCGCGATTTAGCAATATAATACAATTCATTATTATAATTAATAACACAGTATGTAATATTTTTATTAACACAAAGACAATAATGTGCAGGTAGTGTCCAAGGGGTTGTTGTCCAACTTAGCAAATATTCATTATTTTGTCCAGTATTATTAATTTTAAATTTAACAATAACAGTTCGATCTATTACATTTTGGTAATTACTACTAGCTTCAAAATTAGAAAGAGGAGTTGTACAAGCAATAGAATAAGGCATAATTTTAACACCTTCATAAATAAGACCTTTCTCATAAATTTTAGAGAATACAGTCCAAACTTTTGACATGAAATCTGTATCCATTGTTTTATAGTCATTATCAAAATCAACCCAACGCCCAAGGCGCCCCATGATTGATTTCCAATCATTTGCATAAGTCATAACAATTTCACGACAAGCTTCATTATACTTATCAATACCCATTGATAACACTTGGTCTTTGGTCTTGATTCCAAATTTCTTTTCAATTTCATATTCAATTGGTAGACCATGTGTATCCCATCCAGCGCGACGAGGAACATAATAACCATTAATTGTAGCCCATCTTCCCATTGTATCTTTAATATAACCAGCAAGAATATGACCATAATGAGGTAGACCAGTGGCAAAAGGTGGTCCATCATAAAACACGAAGGCGTTATTATTTTTATTATTTTCGATAGATTTTTGAAAGATTATATTCTCATTCCAAAACAATACAGTATTTTCTTCATCTGAGATAGTATTATATTTTTTACCAATAAACGACATTATTAATATAATTATTAGTTACTATTTATAATAATTATCAATTTTTATTTATTTTTTCTAATGTATATTATGGAGATCTCCGTTTTAATTTACTTACGAGCTGAATTAAATGCGAATGAATTTCGTTGCCCTCTTATACCTTCAGATATTAAAAAATTAATAGAAAATGGATTCAAAATATTTATTGAAGCTTCTAAATATAGAATATATAAAGATGAAGAATATGAAAAAATTGGAGCAATTATTACATCAAAACCCTGGCACGATAATGAATTCAAAAATGCTTTAATTATAGGGTTAAAAGAAATATCAAATTTAGATAAGTTAGATAATCATAGACATATATTTTTTTCTCATACATTTAAAAATCAAAGTAATTCTGAAATTATATTGAAAGCATTTGCAGATAGCAATAGTATAATTTATGATTACGAATATTTACTTGATTCAAATGATAAAAGAATAATTGCATTTGGTTATTATGCAGGATTTATTGGTTGTAATATAGGTCTCATGCATTATTATAATAAAAAAATGTCTAGAAAAAATATTAATAATTTACATCCTTTCACATCCAAAAAAGAATTATTAGATATTATAAGAAATATAAAAAATAGAGATAATATAAAGATAGCAGTAATTGGTCCAAATGGAAGATGTGGTAAGGGTGTAATAAATGTATTAGACTATTTCAATTTACAATATGATAAATTAACTAAAGAAGATAATAAAAATAATTTAGAAAGATATGATGTAATTTTTAATTGCATTGTGTTAAATAAAAATCTAAATGAAATTTGGTTAGATGAAAAAACAATATTTAATAAACAATTAATAATAGTAGATATTAGTTGCGATTATAATAATCCTAGTAATCCAATAAAAATTTATAATCAATCAACAACTTGGCTTAAACCAATTTATTCTTATAATGAATTTGTTGATATAATAGCAATAAATAATTTACCATCGTTATTACCAAAAGATAGCTCAGATGAATTTTCAGAAATTTTAGTGAAGTTATTATTAAATTTTAATACAGATTCTGTATGGGAAAATAATAAAAACTATTTTATAAAAATGATAAAAAATAATTGATTAAAAAATATATTTATAATAAATTATATATATATGGACAATTTAGTTAAAATGTTAAATAATTTATCAATTAAAGTTGATTCTTTAGAAATAGATTTATTATGTAATAAAATTAATTCAATTAAAATAATTGAAGAGAGAGAAGAAGTAAAAGAAGAATTAATTAAAAAAGAATTATGTAGTTTTTTTGAAATATTGACAAGAAAAGGTCGTTGTTTATCTATTCAAAATAAAATCAATATAAAATGGATATTTTAAATAATCAGATGCTATTTTTAATACAATCCAAAAATTTTATATCAAGTATATTATATTGATTAATGGAAAAAATATTTATAGTTATTGCAATAGTAATTTTATTACTATTTATAAATAATTTAAAAAAATATATAGAATCAAAAGAAAATTTTATTGGCTCGGTTGATGCAATTACTAAGATAAATTCACCTATAGTACAAACACAAGTAAAAAATACATTATTAGTTAATAAAAGTTCTGAAAAGTATGTATTACCAAAAGTAATATATGCATTTTGGGATAATTTAGAACCAGATTCAATAGTTCATTACCATATGAAAAATTGGCAAAAAAAATTTGCAAAAGATTGGAAAATAATTTTAATGAATAAAGATAATGTTTATAAATATGTAAGTAATGAATTTTTAACAAAATATGGATTAGGCCAAATGGATGCAACTCGTTTCTCTGATTTTTTAAGAATTGAATTATTAACTAAAAATGGTGGTGTATGGATAGATGCAACAATAATAATAGTAAATGGTAAATTTTTAAATGATTATTATGATGAAATGGTAGCAAATAAATACGATGCTTGTTTTTTTGAATATAAAGAATTAACATTATTACCAACTCAACCACACATAGATAATTGGTTTATGATGGCACCAAAAGGTAGTAAAATACTTACAGATTTATATAGTGAATTTGATAAAGCTTTCGAAATGAATTTTATTAAATATAAATTTGATGTAATATTACCGAGTGGAATCTTATTAGATTATACAATTGGATATGGCGATAGTACTTATTTATTACAACATGCTATATTTCACTATTTATTAAAAAAAGGGAATAAATATAATATAATTTTAAAAAATGCTTCAGATAGTATGTATAAAATTCATAAAATTTTTGATTGGGACCATATAAGTGTTATTCAATATATATTATTAAATAATGATTGGAAAGATTATACAGGAATTAAATTAACAAAAGGAAATAGAGAAGCTATAACAGATAAAGCTGCTTATCTAAAAAAATTAGAAAATTTTTAAAGGATATATACTAATCATTTAAACATTTTAAATTTTAAATTGTTTAAAAAATTTTTATTATAACTATATATAATATGGGAAAAACTAATAAAGGAAATATTTATAATCTTATAGAATCAGATTTATTAAATATATCAAAAACGATAAATTCAGTTGAAATAAATTATCCAACAAATATTAATAATAATTTATTAGCAAATGTTTATAATAAAACTAATAAAAAGAGAATTATTGAAAATTTTGCTTTAGCAGAAAGTGAAAGTGAAACTAAAAAAAATAATTTATTTGTTGCAAATATAGTAAAAAGTAATGTTATTACTCCTGAAGTTAGTCAACAAGTAGTTACAAAAGATATATCTCCAGTAGTAAGTCAACAAGTAGTTACAAAAGATATATCTCCAGTAGTAAGTCAACAAGTAGTTACAAAAGATATATCTCCAGTAGTAAGTCAACAAGTAGTTACAAAAGCTATATCTCCTGAAGTTAGTAAAGATGTATCTCCAGCAGTGCAAAAAATTATTACAGAATCATTAGTAAAAAGTGAAATTCCTTTAAGTGAATATATCATAAGACCTGAATTTGTAGAACCTGAAAGTGAATTATTTAAAGTACCTCCTTCTGTACTTGTTTATAAAAACTTGTTAACTAGTTCTAATAAACAACTTACATTAATTAATGAAGGTGTATTAGATGCAAGTAATAATTTAAATAAAGGTGGTATTTATTTTGATAATGAAAAAGAATGGTTACAAATTTCTGAAGGGATTATATATTTTAATCAATATAGTAGAGATAATACTGATTTATTAAAATTATTTCAAAATATTCTTACAAATCAAGTAGGAACAGATAAGTGCGAAGATAATGTTCCTTGTAGAAAACTGATTATTAAATTAGTTGGAACACAAGGTTATGTTATTTTTACAATGTTAAGTGTAACTAAAGGAAATAGTTCAATTCCTATAGTTAACACGAATCAAATACCAGATTTAGATTTAATAGAATTTGGAGGTATACCTTCTATGAATGATGTGTACAGAGTAAGTTATCATATATATGATTCTAGACCTGAAATTATTATTGAAGAAGATCAATTAGTAGAAAAACCTAAAAGATTCAAAGATAAAAAGTTAATAATACCATTACCTAAAGTAAAAGGAAATCTAACATTATGGTTAGATGGTTCAGATCCATTAGGTGATTCATCAATACCTGATGATAATACACAATTATATAATTGGATAGATAAAAGTAGTGGAAAGAAAAATGCTCAAATACCACCTGATTATATTGGTACAGATTATATTCCTCCTTTAGTAATGAGTAGTGGTATTAATAATAATACAATAGTTCGTTTTGATAAAGACCAAAATTATATTGTTACATATCCATCTTTCCCTAATAAAGAATATACAATATTTACAGTTCAAAAAAGTACTCAATCAACAGATTTTTCAAGATTAATTCATGGGCCTGCAAATGGAGATTCAGGATTATTCGTAGGTATACGCGGAGATAATGTTGCAACATTTACAGGTGATACTAATTTATGGAATGATATTGATCCAAATAATACAAATTTATCTAATTTTAATACATGGAGATTAGTAACAACAAAAGTAAATGGTGATTCATTATTTCCTTATGTAGATGGTATACCTCAGGATAACAAGATAGGTACTACTGTATCATTTAATGATTTATTAATAGGTTACAATGATATGCAAAGTTGGATAGGTGATGTAGCAGAAATTTTAATATTTGATAGCGCATTAGTATTAAATGACCGTAAAAAAATAGAACTTTATTTAGCAAATAAATGGAATATAAATTATAATGATGTTAAAGATGAACCAATAAATATACCAATTGAAGATTTACTAGAACAAAAATTCGCTAAACAAGAAGAACTAATTGCAACATTATCTAGTTTACCTGCAGTAGTGAAAACAGAACATAAAGCACTACCAAATGTTACAGTTAAGACAGTTAATGGTAAAAAAGTTGCTGTAAAAACAACTACGAAAAAACAAGTTACTGAATTAAAGCAATCAGTTAGACCTAAAAATATTGATTATACTAAAAAATTCGCAGATACTCTATTGGCGAAAGCAAAAGCGGATGATACTAAACTACAGGAAACAAAAACTGGTTCTAAAAAGAAATCAAAGAAGAAGTCTAAGAAGAAGAAGAAGAAGTCCAAGAAGAAGTCTAAAAAGTCTGCGAAATCTGAGAAGTCTAAGAAAAAATCTGAGAAGTCTAAGAAAAAATCTAAGAAGTCTAAGAAGAAGTCTAAGAAGAAGTCTAAAAAGACCCCAAATAAAGCAATAACAGATGTAGCGACATTTGAAAATGTTGAGTCATTTCAAACAGACCAACCAACATTATATACAGAATTAATAAATACTTTATTTTCAAAAATATCTGAAGGATTTAATTTATTATTTAATTAAAAGTACTAAATATATCTAATAAAAAAAATTGAATATTTTATAGTTTAATACAAGTATAAAATTTAGTATGACTAATAATTCAGAAAATATGAATATTAATACTCAAACTGGTAATATTCCAGAATCACCAATTACTTTTACACTTCATCTACCTGGTCTAAAGAAGACTATGAAAATGACGTATAATATTTTTCCTATTAAAAATGAAGAGGTTAAGAATTTTATTTTTACTACCTTTAATATTGTACCTCGTCGTGCAAAGGTATTTGTGTTTCCAAAAGATGAGGACATGCTCCCTATTGATCTATATGACCATCATAGTCTAATTTCTGATGGGGACACTTTAATCGTATGTGTTCGCGGCACTACTGTAGCTGGCGAAAATGAATATTATGATAATCAAGAGGATTCACTCCTACATAATAAATATTTGGACCCACCTATTTCTAAGAATTATGCAAAGTCCCTACTAATACAAATTGCTATGAACTTTGAATTCTACGGTCACAAGTATCATTTGCCAGGTGGTAGGTGGTATGAATATAAACAATATTTGTCTGGATTGATGGATGAACACTATGACAAGTAGTATAACAATAATTTAAGTTTTTTTATAATTAAAAATTATAGATTTATAAACTATATTTATATAATGAAAAGTACTTTAGAAAAAATAAAAGAAAATTATTTATTAATTATTATAATTATAATAAGTATAATTATAGTAGCAGGTACAATAGCATTAGGTGTATATACTTATAAAAAAAGTAAAGCAAATGGAGCAACTTATCTCCAACAACAGGTAGGTAAAAAAATAGGTGAATTTTGTTCAAGTGATGCAATGTGTGGCACTAATAAATGTAAATATAATTTATGTGTATTATAAATATATAACATAGAAGTTATATGTAAGGCACTGGCTCGTGTTCGCGTAAATGCTGAAAGAGTTCATAGCGTAATAAAAATTTATGATTAATTTTAGCAAGCACCTTCATAGAATGATTTGGCCTATCGCCTCCATAGAATGTTTTGGGCCTATCGCCTCCATAGAATGTTTTGGGCTATCGCCTCGTAAAATAGTTTGCGCCTAATGGCACTGTTTGGTTTATTTTTGTTAGTAATTTTATTAACAAAAAGTAAATAATTTTTTTTAAATTTTTGATGTTAAAAATTTGTTTTGAAAAAAAATAAAAATAAAATAAATTTTACATAGTATTTTTAAAGTAGAATTATTTATTTTATTTTGAAAATTTTTTTATTGATTCTCTCTCTCCCGTAAAAAATAGATATCTATTAAAATAGATATTAAAAAAAACATATAAGAATAAAATATAATATATATTATATTAATAAATTAAATAGATGGAGTATAATTGTTTTAAATGTACTAAAAAATACGCATCTTATAAGTCTCTATGGTTTCACAACTATAAATATCATAAAAAAGCCTCCACCGAAAACACACCGTTACCACCAACCCACCCACCAGAAAAACACCAAAATACACCAAAAAATAAATGTGATTTTTGTAATATTATATTTTCAAGAAAAGATTCTTTAACTAGACATATAAATAAAAATAGATGTAAAAATGATAATAAAAAATCAAATGAAGTAAATATGGTAAAAATTCGCACGAAAATTTTAATGCAAGAATAAATTTTGGGTATAATATAATTCACGATATGATACATTTAATAACATCATTATATAATTCCAATGGTGCAACGATTTGTCCTTATGATAT